ATATAACCCGCCATGAAAAGTTGATCGCAAAGCTTGGTAATTTAAGCCATTTTCATTTTTATTAGACGAAAAGCTAGTTGGGTTATAATAAGTTGGTTTTTGTGTATAAACTGGATAATCTACAGCAATACCTGATTTAATTGAATTATATAAGATTCCTGGCCCCATAATCGGCTCAATCAACGTCTGTAAGTAAGCAGGTCCGGAAATTGAATCTTGTGATACTTGCCCTAAAGCTGCAGCGTCCATGCTGCCTTTAAACCCTGAAGAACTAGTAAAATCATTCACAAGAGCATTTCCAATTTGTAATGTTCTGTTGGCTGGATAAAAACCATTATAAGGCAAAAGCTTCTTAACAACATCAGCATTGAATGTAATTTTACTAGGAATAGTTCTTTCTGTGTCACTAAAGCCAGAAACATTATTATCTAACAAAAAGGAAAAATTCTTAAGTGTATCTGAGTGTTCGAATAAGTTTGTGTATTGAACAGAAGTTGAATCACTGCGATAATCTTTTTTTACCCTAGCATTGCTAGTCAATAAAGATGTACCAGCTAGATCATCATATTGATATCTTTGTGAGCTAGTTTGATAGCTATCCTGCGCAGCTGATGCCGAAGCTACAGAGCCAATAATTTTTCTAGAGTTGGCTTTGTGATATATATCATTCGTATCATTTAAAATTTGCGCGTCTCGAACAATCTTCTTGCAGGGATATTCTTGATCAATATTAATATAAGAATCATCATCCCTGTACAGAAGTTGCTCGTTGGTGATTCCGGGTAGCTTGCTATTGTAGAACTTCATATTATCAGAATAACAAAACTCAGAAAACAAAGAGTGATCGCGACCAAGATGTTTTAAGTCAGAGCCAATATAATCATTATAACTATTATAAAAAGGATTTCTATCCCTAAGACGGTTCGTTACATAAAATGGAGTATTATAGGGAAAAGTATGTCTATTATATTGTAGTGAGGCGGTTGGTGATTTATAGCCCATAATGCCATCGTCTTTTAATGACTGTACACTTCCAACATCAAGACCCTTAAAAGTGTCAGCTGTATCCGTACTACCGCCGGCAAAATTTCCAGCGTATATACTCCACTGAGAATTTAAGCTATACTTCGGGCCTGTAATATTGCTAGCAGACAAAGAGTTAACAAAAGTATTTTTAGGTCCAGTACCACCAATAGTTTGGTGAAATACTAAAACTTGCCCTCCTGAGCCTAAATTATGTGAAGAGGCTGAAATATTTAACTCAAGGCCATTATTTGCACTAGTCACATTATTTACTGCAGCTGCTATTCTATTAAAAAGCTGAGTTGTACCAGCGACACTATTAGGCAAGCTTGAATATCCAACTTGTACAAAAGTGCTACCGGAAGTACTAACTGTTGAACCGTCAAATGTATCATTTGTATTAATAAGATGAAAGCCAACTCTATTGCCTTGTAGATCTTCCAATTCAAATTTTTCAGTAGGTTGAGTAGCACTATCTAATAAATCTGTGGGTACCCGATCGCCGCCAACAACAAAACTAATTGAAGAAGTTGAGTGTGCACTAGCGTTTCTCCAGAAAAATATTGTCGGCTTTGTGCTATAAACAAGCTCGCCGGCTGAAGCTGTTTGAAGGTTAACTACGGTATCTATAATAGAAGAGGTTAAATTAGGGCTGCTTCCTGATAACTTTAATAAGCCTTCATGAGTTAAAGAGTTATTAATTAAATTATTATTTCGGTGAGGTGTTAATCCAATTTGTAAGCCTTTACCGCCGATAGAAGAAGTTAAATAAGGTGGCTTGGAATATATGTCATTTCTGGCATCTAAAGGCCATGCACTTAGCAATGAAGGCTGATAAGGCTGGTATGAATCAAGCTGGAATAAAGTGCCAGAAAGATGTTGACCATTATTTGGTAATTGTAGGTGGTTTTCGTAAGTTTGATATCTGTTGACAACAACACCATTATTGATATATTCTACAACCAAGCCTTGCAAGCCCAAATCTAAAGAATTAGTTACAACATTATTCGTGTAAGATGATGTACCTTCTATTCCAGGACTAGTTCCAAAGGTAGCGCTAACAAAGTTTACTGAACTTGATATTAATTGTCTAGCAGAGGAAAATTGTGCTGCGCTATAAGACTCAGGAAATTTAGTGTTCTGTTGAAGCTCTAAAGAATTTAAAGCCACTCCATCTGTTCTTAATCTAGTAGAGCCATCAGAAGTCGAAGTTGTAGAGTCTCCTCCTTGGTTTTCTTTCCAAAATAAACGCGGTGAGGCAGAATCATATCCTGATAAACCTGAAGTTTGTTCATAACTTTGTCTCTCTAGTTTATAATCTCGATAAGAATTAATTTCTCTAGGCCAAAGATTTTCTGAATACATAAAAGTTGTGGCGCCAGCTTGTTTTGCCAACTTAATTAAATTATGAAATTTAATGTTACTTGATTTAAAATGTATGAACTTACCTGGTATATCTATAGATCCTGTGCTAGGGTCACCTGAAGAAAATTTAAGTGCAGAGTTCATTTCATCACTAGCGAAATCAACCATTTGATTCATAAATGATGCTCTTATTCTCATATCTTGACCTTCGCCACCGGGCACTAAATATGTTAGTGGCCTGTGTTTAGTAGTCACAACAGGAGTATAAAATTGTCTTAAGTTTTGAGGAATGCCTGGATGTTTAGACTCACTAATATCAATGAAATTTCCAGCGCTTGAGCTTATATAATTTCCATTTTCATCTACTTGAGCAGGGCTATATTGATATTCACTTGGTCTCAGGCGCTCTAAGCGATATCTTTCCAGTCTTTTAGATTCTTCTCTAGCAAAAGGATCTGGATGATTCATATCAACAGACATTGTATTATTCATACGTAAATGTCTAGCAATAGGATGATCTCCACCTCTATATTGATTCCAAGATGAGTGTTGATACGGACCGTTTCTATTTAGAAGTAGGCTATTTAATTGATTTGGGTTGTTTGGATCTCCTTGATTTTCTATTGCTGTATTATAATAAGTTGTTGAACTTAAAGATTCTGGCAGCCCTAACGTGTTTGAAGAAGCTGACACCGCATCTACTATAAGAGTATTAAGTCCTACAAAGTCAACATTAATATTATCAGAGCCAGTTAAACTAGCGCTTAAAAAATTTATTGATCCGCTAAAAGCCATAATTTTATCAATCCTATCATATAATTAGAATATTTTTTAAATAATTGATGCAGTAATCCATCTTGTTTGTTGATCTGTTCTTGGAATCATGTGGGATACAAACGCATTATCAAACGAAGAAGCTGTTACAGCGGTCATACCAGAAAAATCTTGAGACGCCCCAGTTAGTTCTATTCTTTCTATGTTATTTCTGTGATATTTATGAAAAGATGCATCACCTGTTAATGTATAGTCAGCTTTTTTAATAGCCCCTACAGTCTCACTACCAAACACCCTAGCAGCACTAGTGTTGTGTGCGCTGACACCAAACTGCCCTTGATGTGCTTGCAGTTGTGTGTTGTGGACAGTGCGAGCTGATAAATTTCTAAACGTTGTGACATTGTATACAGAAAAAGTTTCATGAGCTGGATCTAAAAACCCTCGTGAAGTTACTTCATAGCCGCCTGGAGCGCTAAATCTTGTTAAAATTCTAGTTTTGTTTTTAATTGTGCCTGTCAAAAACGAACGGTCAGGAAGTGTGTAGTTTTTAAAAGCCGGTGAATTTTTTCTTTGTGCGCCGGGTGGGGTGCTAAGTAAATCTTGTATTCTTTGAATAAACGGTATTTCTGGATGTATTGCATTAATTTGATTGTTATTTTTAACAAAATATGGATCATTATTCTCAGGGCTTGTGGTGTTGACATATTCATATCTATTAAGATAATTTCCTGCAACTGTAGGTGAATTTCCGGTCATATGAATATTTCTAATGTTAACTGGACTCTTTGCTAGATTGCCCCTGGTCAAAGTTGCGTATGGGCGCCTAACATCATCATAAGTTGGATGAAGAAGTTTGAAAGAGTTTTGATTGACCTCAGCTGAACCAGCAATGTTTTTATAAAAATTAATAGAATCAATAGCGCAGTCACCTAAGTGGCTTGGCCCGGCTGTATATAAAAATCTTATATAAAATCTTTTACCCAGCCATTGCTTCAAACCCTCTCCATGTGTGGATTCAGAACTTATAATAGCTGTGCTCCAATTATCAGTATCGCTACTATGCTGCTGCCCGGCTAATATAGTCGCACCTGAAGAAGGTGACGAAACGCTACCTAGCGAACCCCACCTAACATGTAAATCTTGCACTCCTCTAGAAAAGTTACGATATCTGCATGCCTGAACCCTTAAATTTCCTATTCCTAGACCATGCATGTGATATCTAAAATAAAATCTTACAGATGAGTCAGTGGATAAATCTAACAAATCTATCAGCGGTGTTACTAAACTAAAAGTCTGACCAACTTTACTTGGCAATACCTCGCAAAAAGCATAAGGACTATTAACATTGGGTGTCGGGCCATAGCCGCCGGCGGGACCAGTGCCAACAGAAGGAGTGGCGCCTTTAAAGAACGTCCAAGAATTGTCAGCACCGATGCCATTTCTCCAATATTCATAAGGACTTGGCTCAGGAGATTCAGAACCAGGTGGTAGCGATAATATACTAGTGTCCGTAGTTGGTGTTGTTGATGCATTACTAAAATCTTCAGATAATATTGTTTCTGCAGAGGATAAATTTAAAAATGTCTCCAAGTGCCAGCCTTCTGGGCGGGTCATCCTATTGTCAGAGCCTTGATTCAGCTTAACATGACGATGAGCCATGCCACCTACATGCTGCTTGGTGAATGGACCTTGTAGTGGTATTTCAGCATGCGGCCCATATTTATCTTCATGAAGATTTGTGAAGTCTAAGCCAAATTGGTCTGCATACAAGCTTCTGTAATCAGAGGAAATTGACGATGAGTACATAGAAAATGGTAGTATTAAAGTACTTTTTGCATCATTGTATTGTAGATCATTTTCTTCTGTTCCTAATGCATTTGAATCATTTAGCTGATCAGCTGTCATCGTAAGCGTTTCTATGCGTACTTTCTTTTTTAAATCTGCAAATGGATCAAAAACATCATCAATGTCTTTTTCAGATGTTTGATTATCCATATCTAGATAAAGAAAATCATCATCAGAGCCCCATTTTATAGCAGTTTTATAATAATCATGTATTTTTGCTTCATCTGGATTCGAGCCGGCTTTTAAATTTATTTGTCTTTTTATCTCCAGGTCAACAACTTTTGTTAAGCTAGTGTTTTTATAATAAGATGTTGAGTATTTAACGCCTGCTGTGGTTTTTGCAGTTGTTCCAGAGCCAGAAACTTTTGAAACCAAAACTTTTAATAGTGCATCTTTGCTATTATCAACTCCTGCATCTCCAGAGCTTAAAACATCTGCTCTTTCAGCTCTCTGCTTCCACCAGAGAGAGCTTTTGTTTTGAGTGGTGTTTTGTCCAGGGCGAGACCCCAAAGGAGGCTGAAAAACTCTGTAGTTCCACTTCTTCTCGTTAACTGCACCTGCATAGGCAGTTAAATCGATAGGCTGTTTTTCTAATGTCGGAAACTTAGTCCAATATTTATTACGTTCTAAAATATGACTTTCGACCATATTTCTCATTAACTCTACAGTGTTAGAAGATGCTGGTATCAATTGGGCTATCATCATTGTTACAGCATCGTCAATCCACTTATAGAACTCAATAAATTTGTCCAGATCAGGCTCTGTCTCAACACCCATGAAGAACAAATCTCTGACTTTCTCCATTTTTTTATAAAATGGACGATATCTGTTAACAGGCTCACCAATTAAATTATTAAAATCAACAATAGAAGCAAAAAACCTAATCATTTCTTCTGAAATTGTCTGGTACATGCTTTTTTCAATTGAAAGAAGATGTTGAACGTAAGTGGTATCTCTAGTGAATACGATATCATCTTGCTTATTAAGAATTTTTACCATATCATCACTATTGACAACTTCAGGTAATTTTTGTTTTGCAGTTTGTACAAACTCTACTTGTATCGCTTGATCTCTATAGCCCTGCTTTGAAGTGAAAAAATCGCCGCGGCCTGAATAATTTTTTTCCAGTACGTCACTTAAAATACCATAACTGTATAGATCACTTGAGCCGGATGAAAAATCGTCAATGTAAAACTGGCCAGATGCATCAGAGCCGGTTACGTTATCCATATTCCAATTCAATAGAAGAGTTTTTATTTGTGGTATTTTTGTTTCAAGTACGCTATCATCATTTATAAAATTAGAATTTTTAAGTGGGTGTAAAACACCATAAGTATTAGAGTTTTTACCATGAGCCTGCATGGTTTCGTTGTCTAGGTAGCTATACCATGCACGTACTGATGAAATCTTAGCATCAGAATATGATATAACGCTTCCTGTAAAGTTTGTTCTTTGCGCGCCGATGAATATTCTTTTTGGCTCAGTAAAGAACTTAGCTGCCTGTGCAACACTAAGTGTGCCGCTAACAACAAATTCATTTTGTAAATAATCAGATAGATAATTGTTACCATAAAGCTCATAAGTATACGCATCACTAAGACCATGATCAATTGAATCTTTAACATTAGCTGGAACTGAATAATTTGTTGGTCTCAACCTAAAAGCTAAATTCCATTTTTGATTATCATAAAGTCCAATGTACTGCGTAGAAGACTTATTACTTAAAATATCTGACGCACCATTTGTAACTATTGAAAATTTACCATCTCTGCGATCTTCTGGTCTTTTATCAACAATGACATTAAAATTAATTGTATCATCAGTGGCAAATGTAAAATCAGCGTCTGAAGCCGGCACGGCATGTAAACCAAATATTGAAGATGTTAGGTTGGGATATAAATCATACGCTGGATCTACGCCAGGTGTTCTTTTGGGTAAAATTATTTCTGCTTCAATTGTCAACGCGGCACCAGTTACAGATGCGGTTGGTATGCCTGGTATATAAGATATTGTGTTATCGTGAGAAGAATTCTTAAATTGATAAGCCGTTGCGCTAAATGAATTTAAATAATCTGAATTGGCAGCAAATCTTGTGTCTGAATCGTCAAAATCTATAAATCTTTTCTTAAGAGCAGTGCTTGTAAAGTTTTCTTTAAGCTCATAAACATCGTTATTGGCGTATATGTTTAATTTTACTAGCTCTTCATCAACCCCGAAACATCTTAGAAAGTTTCTTAAAGATTTAAATGTGCCTTTAGATTTTTGTATATAAGCAAGATTATTATAGATATTTTGATAAATTGTATTCTTTATTTCGTAAAGCTTCTTTTCAAATAGCTTGTTCTCACCTCTTTGCAAATACTCTGCTAAGACTGAAGCTTGCGCAAAAAGCTGTGGCGCATCATAGCCTCTTGTCTCTAACAATCTTCCAGCAAAAGGTAAAGGTTTTTCGTATAAGTTGTCATCTGGATAATTTATATCTTTTAGCTTTGGTAAATTTTCCATTTGAAGATAAAGATCATCAAAAAAACTAGCCATGATTTGCATTAAAAATTTTAAATTATTTGATTCTGCCTCGTCTTCTTCTAAAATCCACCCGGGTAAGGACTTATATAATGAAACACTATTAGTGTAGTCATGCATCTTGCCTTCTTTCTTCTTTGAATCAAGCAATGCTATGACATCTGGATGGTTATCATAGATTATTGGATCTTTAAATTCTTTTGATGCTGCATTCGACATAACAATCGCAGAGCCAGTATTTCTAGAGGTTGTTGAGTTATAATTAATAAATGTACCATTTGATATTCTACCAGAATAATCTAAAATTGATGCATCGGTAGCGCTATTGCCGGTTATTCCTTCATTAAATTTAAAGTAAACTCCTAAATCAACTGGATTCGAAACATCATCATACTTAACATCATCAGTATTTGTGCCTCCATTAATCTGATCTCTCCAATATCGACCAATTTGTTGAGCATTTCTTTCTGTTTTCCAATATCTAAACTCATCAAATGAACAAGAAACAACATTTCCCCAACCTTGAGCAGAAGTTGAATGGCCTGGCGCAGCAGCGGCGAGTGCTCCTAGAGTTGCAACTAATTTTCCATCGATGGCGCCAATAGATGATGCATCAATTTTGGTTGAAACATGCCTTGAATCCACGTAGAGATTTGATTTATCACCTTTAAATGTCAAAGCATAGTGATGCCAGTTTCCGTCTGCAATGTCGCCTAGGCCAGTATCATGATCAACAGAAAAAGAATCGCTAGATCCAGAATGAATAATCAAAAATAGTTTATTTTTACCGGCTGAGTTGCCGAAAGAATATACCCTTAAATTTGCATAATCACTGTTAATTACAGTATCTGAAGAGGCTGTAACAATATTAAAAATATTTTCTACCTTAATTACACTGGTGTCAGCCCATCCATCTTTCTTCATCCAAAATTCAATAGTGACACCTTTGTCTGGATCTATTTCAAGATTACTTGTCCTCTGATAATCGACATTATATATATTAGACTTTGAAATTCCAGATTGTGATGGGCCGGCAGAAACATGACTTTTATAATCACCGCCCAAATCAGCATGCGGTCCACCTGAAAAAAGTATATATTCCGGGGCGCTACTGCTATAAGTGTTAGACTCTTGTGTTAGAGTGTATGTACTTGATCCAGAGTTAATATTAATAAATCCATTTGTTCTTGGATATTCGTTTTCAAAAAGAAATAAGTCTAGATAAGTGCTTTCATTCTCCCATTCAGTTTTTTCTGCTAATGAGCCATCATACGGATAAGTTTGGTAAATTCTTTCAATTGAATTTCTATAATATTCTTCGGCTAATCCAAAACGAGCAAAATTAGAAGCAGTGGTAAAATCTGTGCTGGGCAGATATCTGTGCCTCTTCTCACTGTAGGCCTCTATATATCTCTTTGATTCTGTATCCTCTGTAAAATCATTCTGAGTTTTACTTTTTAGAGTCTTAAGTGAATAGCCTTTGTTGAATAAGTCTTTAATGCTCATTTAATACGTTCCGTTTATTATTTTTCAACTCTAAAATTAAATTCGTGCTTTTGCTCTCTCCAGCCACCTGATGAATGAAAATAAAGCTTTATAGTATACATGTAGCCTGGCTCCAATAAAGACATATCTAGATCAAAATAGCTACCTGAATTATCATATGATAAATAAGTGTGCTGTGTGGTGCTACCGGTAGAATTTTGTATTATTATTTCATTATCAATTGCTCTGCGAATCTCAAAAGAAGCGCTTGGTATAATTGTATTCTGAATTTTTGAGCTAGCGACAGTGTATATATTTGGACTGTAATTTCTTGGTCTTGCAAAAACTCTAAACCTAGCAGTCTCATCGCTAATATAGCGCGATTTTAGATTTGTTATTTTTGTAACAAATTCGTTATAATCATTGGCTAATAAAACACTACTATTGTTGAAATTATTAACTGTAATTGAGCCAGTTTTGTAGACACCCCCTACAGATCCTGACCATACATCGTGAATAATCGAAGATGTTGTATCTAGCGATATAGAAGCTGAATATATGCCGGTACTTGATTTTCCAGCTGTTGCGGAAGCCAATGAACTACCATTTGGAATTCCATTGCTTGAAGCGTATAGATTAACAGTCACGTCCTCAGTAAGAGGTATATCAACTAATCTTCCACGAATATAATTATACAAGTATAACTTATTTAAATTATCAAGTGAAGGGGCCATCGAAGAACTGGCAAAGAAATAACCTCTATCATCTTTTATAGTTGAATCCCAGCGTGCCTCAATAGAGGGCTTTTTAAAGAAAAACTCACTAGTTCTAGAAAAAAATCTTTTAGTATAAAAGCTTTTTTGCGCACCTTCCGGATTGTGTAATATTGGATCTGTGTCTAAACCAGATGAATTTGACACATAGCCTTCTTGACTGGCCGTTAAAAATATACCAAATCCATAGTTTGGCTGATTATTAGCTATCCACTCCTCGACAGCTGAAGTTACATCAATTAATATGTCTTCATCTCCATCTTTAAATGTAAAGGTATAGTTAGGCATTGTGCTACTAGCCCCAGCAACATAAGAAGCTGAATGATAGTCACCGCCCACTTTATTCCATGCAGTTGTTTGTGACGCGCTCATCCAGTTTGAGCCAGCAATTAAACTGTGGCTTTCGTCACTATAACCTTCCATATCTAAGCCAGTGCCCTCTTGCCAAGACTGTGAAACTGCCATCACATTAACTGTAAAATCTCTAGGAAGCTGCTCAGAGTGTCGAGCATTGAACATTCTTAAATAAAAACTAACACTTCCAGAGGCTGGGACTGTCCCAGCGGTCCGGTCAGCGGATATGCTATTAATTGGAAATTCTATTAAGACGCGAGATAATTCTACGGAAGAAGTAGTTTGTTGACCATGGACAGAATAAATCTCTAAGATATCAGAGGCGCCCATGTTCGAACCAGTTTTTCTAGTAGAAATATTTAATCCAAACCCATTAGTTATAGTGTTATCTTTTGTAGCGATGTACTTTTTTATACCCATTACTTAATACTCCCTACAATATTTAGATTTGGAAACTTTAATTCATAGACAGCATTTTCTGGAGCATATAGTATTCTACCATCAGCAGATATGTATTCATCAATATTTAGAGTGTCAGAGGAATAGTTGCCGCCAGATATGTTTTCTATTTTAACATTTGTAACATCTACAATCTCATCTAAGTTATTAACAACATCATATATGCTAGTAATGTAGAGCGGTTCACCAATATTCATTTTTGTTGTAAATAAGTTCTGTATTTCATTGATAGCTAAATTAAGTGCTTCAAATTTATCTTGTTCGTAATCAACCACAGCTGTAAAGTTAATTTTTATATTGATAATTCGAGCATCAAGCATATCAATTGTGTCATTTATCATTCGATAGTTATTGAGCCATACCTTAAGGTTGTTTTTTATAACACTATTTGTGGTAATGAAATTACCATTTATATCTTCCGAGAGAAGATACATATTTAGATTTCTTTTAAAAGAATCCTGGTCACGTAATACTTTCGCTCTTTTAACTTTGCCAAACTTAGATGGCATTCTATAAACCACTCCCTCATAATCGTCAGCAGTAACTGCTCTATTTTGTGTTGTAAAAACATCATTTATTCTTTGTCTAAGCTCAGCTGAGGATGGCAATGATACGTCACCTAATATTGGCTTTTCATTTGTAATCTCTAAGCTAGCCCTTGCATTTTCAATTTTTGTGGAATTTGTTGCAGCTGTGCCAAAAACAAAGATTGGAGCATTTACTTTTGTCAAACCATTGACTGAGACGTTAACATTTTCGACTTTGTTTGTTCTATAAACAACATTAAGAGTTGTGTTTGCTGGAGCAATACCAAATTTATCAGTTTCAAGTAGGTTTGAAGGATCAAAAGAAACATCTTTTTCATAGTCTTTTCCATGCATTTTTAAAACAACATTAGATGGGTGAGTGATATTATCCGTCTTCAAGGAAGATTCTGAACCATAGCCAAACTTAATAAAAACTTGTCCAAAACGATTAAAAACAACATATCTTCTAGGGACCGAGGTCGCAACAATTTTCTCTGGTGCATGCCTGCTGGTTTCTGAATCCTTATTAACAACAGATCTAAAAACAGTATTTTGTGATAAATAATCCACTTCAAAATACTCATTACCCTCAGCATCAGTGACTGATACAACTTCAGTAATATTTGGATCGCCTAAGCCTAGCGTTAGGAACTTTTTAAAATCCCCAACGGTAAAGACCTGTTCGGAAAGTTCTCCAGAAATAACTTTGCCATAAGCTTTAATCGCAAATGATGTTGGTGCGCCTGTGGCTGAATCACTAGTAGCTACCACAATTTCGTTATCGACATTCGAAAAATCAACGTCATCTATTAAAGTAAACACAGCTCCGCTAGTTGATGAAAAAGTACTTCCCTTAACTAGAGTCGGTAAATAATCACTATCTGGCTGTGTTCCATTAACAACCGGAGGAACTAATATGTAAAGAGTTATAACTCCAAAAGAATTTGCTCTTAATGGTTGCTTATAGCCAACTTGCTCACCGTGTCTGATGATATTATCATATTCTATTGCGGTATCTAAAAAAGATTCATTTGTCTGATAATCTAAGTAAAAAGACAGAACATCGCCAACATATGATACCGTGTCTAACATCAAAGACCCAAAAGAGGCTTCTGAAAAATCTTGATATACGTCTGGATAATATCTTTTCGTGTAACGTATTAAACTTTCTTTAATTGAACTAAAGTCTCTATCTGTATATCTAATTAATTTTTTATCTTTCTTTGCCATTTGTTAATTTAATTCCTCTTTTATAGCTAGTAATTCTGATGAAATATTCAGACTAGGAACATCATATATAATTGTAAGAGATAAAATATTTGAATCAGGAAGGGTATCTTCAGGCTTATTACGATCAAAATTAACTTTTAAATTTACTATAAATGGCATATATTTTGTAACTTGTTCTTGTATCTTTTGTCTGATGTTTATTATGGTTGCTTGACGAGGGTCAAATAAAAAATTCCTCAAACCAACACCAAAATCAGGATTCATCATTTTTTCTCCGGGAGCAGTCAATAAAAGGTTTTTAAAATTTTGTTTAATTTCTTCCCTATAAGTTGTTATTAGAGAAAATTGCCCAAAAACTTCGTCTCTTTGCAAAGGTATTTGTGGACCAATGGCTTTCATATAATATCCTCTAAATTAAATATATGTATAAATAGTTAACTAAATCAAAGTTCATCTTCGCAATTTACATCATTAAGATCTGTATATTTTTGATGCTGCGATTCTTCATAAGCATCTAAGAATAATATCGCTATATAAATCATACCTGGTATTGTACTTGGCGGGCCGCCGGGGAAAGGCGGAGGTACAACACCACCCAAGAAAGGCATCATAGAAGGTATCATTGCAGCCCACAATCCAGGCAACAGGTATGGAGATTGAAAAATATCTCTCATAATTTTCTTGGCTTCTTCTAATTCTTCCTCAAGTGTTTTTAAGGCGCCCTTAAGTTCAGTGTCGACATTGTTAAAGTCATTTTTCGCATTATTATAATCAGATAATAAATCTGTCATAGACTCTATACTATCTCTAATGTTGTTGTACGTGTCTATTTGATCAGAATCTAAAAAGTCTGAGGCGCCGTCTGGAAGAGGCGAAGCTGATATATTCCAATTAGTTATCTCTGCATCACTAGTTTCAAAAACTATCAAACTAGAGAGCTTATTGCCGGCAGCATTAAATGGTATTTCACCTATAATGTTGATAGATGTCTCTATCGGTATTGTAGCTAAAATAACTTGACTTTCAATTTGTTTCATTGCTGCTTGAGCTGCTTGTTTTGTTGCGTTTGCAACATCTTTGGCAGTTCTTATTCCAGTTTCAATTCCAGCAACAATAGCTTGCTGGGCAGCATTGGCAACATCAATAATAGTTTTTGCAATAATTACAGCAGGATCTGTTACCTCCACAAAGCCTTTTAATATTAAATAAGAAGTCCTGAGGATAATCATTTCTATTTGCTTTGATAAATCAGGCTGTGCTGCAGCTGTATCAAATTCAGAACCTTGTATCTCGTCAATTTCAAAATTACCCACTACTCCAGGCAAGAAAGTATAATCATTACTTGAATTCTTTAATATATCGACAATTTGAAATATTCTTCCTTTTGTAATATCCAAAACATCTGTTGGCTCCTTAATATATTTTGATAAACTATCACTGCCCATCATAAACCCTAAAGCCATGTATCTTTTGATTGGGAATAAGTGTTCAAAAAGCAATCTAAATTCAGGAGTTTGTTTCATCTCGTCAATCATGTCCTGTGCTAGATTACCATAGAAAAATTGATGAAAGTTATTGGTGATATGCTTAATAGCTTCTGCATTTTCTGTATCAAGAAGCTCTTGGACGATATTAGAAACATCAGAACTTAAGTTTGGTAGATACGGAGGCTGAGGTAAGGGAGAGGCCTCGTCGCTAGCTTCAGGAGCTTCAAAAATTATTTCCTCAACTTCCTCATCAACAGGCGTGACAAACCTGTCTAAGCCATTATAAATTTCATATCCCTTTGCAAATATAGGACCGGTCGCGACAACAACGTTATCTGGTGAGTTGTAGCTTATAGCACGTGCAATATTATACCAAACTTTAAAATATTTGTGCGTAGAAAGTGTGACAGACCCTCCAGGGCCTACTAGCGAATCATTTGGTTGGCCGTCTTCTAGGATATAATCTTTAAAATTATTAGTCACCAAAGCTGGCTGCAAGCCTCCGTCTGGATGTGCCAAAGGACTTTTTAAGCCTGTATTTGCTGATGATATGGCTGGTAAATTTTCCTCGACTGCAAGAAGCATCCAATTAAAGCTCTGTGCTCTGATTGTAGCACCGACACCAGGATAAGGCGCTCCCGTTTCAGGATTGATTACAACTGTATAATATCCAGGATAATTATAGCCAGAAATTATCTTATCTTTATACAGGAAAGTTGCAGCTGTGTTGTTATCTTCAGCTTGCTGTTCAGCTGTTACAAAATCTGGATGTAATTTAGCTATTTGTAGTTGAGTCTCTGTTAGATTGCCTAAAATATTTCCGTCTCCAGCCCAAATTTCATATCCACCCTGCAAAAACCAATCGATTGCTGTAATTCTATTAGATAATGTTTTATATGTATCATCATTTGCGCCAAGGGGGTGAGCTGGATCAACCCATGCCGCGTTTAACTCGCCAGTAGCGGTAGTAATATTTAAATTACCAAATGTATCAGGGTTATTGATTAAAACGCTAGCTATATTTTTCCAAAAAGGATCTCCGGGGTCGACCTCCCAGCCTATAACTCCTAGATTATTCATACTAGGAGGATTTATTGCATTTTTGAATATTTCCGCATAATACTTAGCTAAGTCTTTCATATATTGTTCGTTTTCTGGAACGTTGGAATTTACAATATTTATAATGCTCTGGTACTCTGAGCCGGCTACAACCTTATCGACCTCACTCTCACTAAAAGGTCCGGGAGGCGTCGACGAAGCTGGGCTAGTATAATCGTCAGGTAAAGACGCGCCGGAAGGAGGAACAAATAAGTTTTCTATGCCACCTAGAATATCATAAGTATCAGCAGAAAAGACTCCTAGCTTATCCAGAGAGAAAATAGTGTTTGAAGAATCACCCTCTATTGAAAAAGCAGCTTGACCCTCAATAAAATTTATTTCTCTTTCTAGCTCTACGATAGGTATATGTAGCTCATTACATATTTTAAACCTTTTATTAGCTAACATATCTGCGTCACCATAATAATATGGTCTCTGATTATAAAAAGTCTTACTGCTCTTCAAACCCCATGCTGAGACCTCGTCAACTCCGGGATAGTTTCGTTTTCCAGGCATAAAAGTATCTTTCATGAAGTTTTTAATTAAGTAATTTTCCTTAGCATCGTCTGAAACGACTGAGTATTGGTCCTCTCCGCTAACAGCTGAAACATAGCTCATTCTCAATCCAAATTTAATATTCTTAAAGAAAGGAGTTAGTCCGTATATATTAAAAAAGTCTTTTAATTCAGAATTTTGCTCGCGATTTAATTTTTCTAAAAATATCTCATTATAGAAATGGCTCCAAACTGGCAGAGGCACACAATCAAAAATATAAGAGTTGTGGATATTATCTTCCTGGCGATATTTGTTAAGGTCGGATAAAAAGCCAGATACATCTAGATTATTTATTTTTACCTCAAATATCTGAAAAGGATTCTTACAGGGCTCTATTGTAGGTTGACTCTCTGATTTTTCAACATAATAAGTCAAGTTTAACTGCGATGCATACTCTTCACTTAATAAGTCCTCCTCAGTATAGTCCTCAATTTTTACATATGGCTCAAACACAATATTGCCAAACATACCATTGAATATGTTACCATATTGTAGATGCTGGTGCATTTCTTTATTGTAAGCGTCAGAGCCTCCAAGCTGCTTTCTAGCTAAATCATTCATTTTTATAAATCTAGCATATTCTGTATTATAAGAAGTATCTTCGTAGATTTTATCATTTAGACCATAATAACTGCTTGAAGCTGCAAAATTTCCTAAAGCTCTGTAGGCATGCTGAATGACATTATAATCATAGTCTTCAATAGGGACTCCTCCTGGTCTATGATCACTATCTTTATCCAGCAAAGTTCTAGAATATTCTTCACTATGGTAAGAAATTTTTTGTGAAGGGCTATCTAATGCTTGTCCAGGCCATCCCTCAGCTTGATAAAAATTGTATGGAACAGAGTGTAAAAAGTTTTTAGATTTTTTGTTTTTAATAATATTATCGCGATTATTAAATCCATAAATGTTAATATATTTTTTGCACAAGTCAGGAGTATTGTTGTTATTCGGTAGCACTTGATCTATATCAAAACCATCATATCCGACAGAATCATTTAAAGTACCAGCTATTAAGTCTTGAGGATTACCAGATCCATAATTCATAGTATAAACATTTTGATTAAATCTAGCATCTAGAGTATATTCAATATTGCCAACATCATATAATTTTTTATATCTCTCAGGATTTAAATTATCTGGTAATGTATTAAGATTATAGTTGGCTAATACTTTTCTTTTATAGTCTGTTATAAAATTAGGGTCTGAGTTTTTTAAAACTTCAAACTGTAAATCTGTGGAAATTGGTTGATAATTTACTCCTTGGAATAGACTACTAACAATAGAAGTAATTTTACGGCCCGCGTCGGCT